TTCTACACTGTTCTAATGCTTTTTGTAAAGCGGGATTTGTTTCAGATGCACGAATCATATCAACCATTTCGGCAATCTTTTTTAACGGCATTCCAAAAAGTGTACTTACTTCGTTAGGTTCTTTTCCGTAATCCCATCCTATTGCTGTTCTGGTACTAGGATCTTCACCCATTTCTCTAGCATAGGTCACACCATCTGCTCTTTCATAAATGTAATTTGCGCCTGGCTTTAATGTTCCCATATCACCAACATTTTGTGTAATTAATTAATTCACTTTGTCTACTAACTTCTTTTACGAAATATGCACATGCCGGCTTCTCGCCAGGATGTAATGGAGTACATAGTAATTGGCCTGGCTTCATTTTAGGAAAGTACCACTTGACATCTTGGTATACATCAATGATATCGATGTCCATAAACTCTGGTCTAAATGAACTCAATGGATTAAAAATAAATGTTTTAAATCCTCTGTCATTTAAACTAGTCAACGGTAATACTTCCATCTCAGGGCCAGTTGGGTCACCTACAATACAACACCAATCTAATGGCATGTTAACTGTATATGGTCCTACTTTAAGTACTGCGGCTGGGGCTGTAAATGATTCTAAAAAAATCAATGGAATATAAAAATAATCTGGATTATTAGGATCGCTATTATCCATTACGCTAAATCGTAAATCTTCATCCACCTCATCAGGTAAATCATTTAGGTAGTACGTCTTGTTTTCTAATGTTAAAATCTGCATTAATATTTTACCTTTTCTATTGTGAACGGATATTTCGCTTCCTTATAATACCTCTTGCGTTCTGTTAAGTGTTTCTTTGCGTATTTTGTAGCCGCAGTTATATCCCAGATTTGGACGAAGTCTTTGTCGTCGGCTTTCCTAATGCCTCGTCCAATAGATTGGATAACCCTAGTAAAGCTCTTTCCGGATTCCAACATAACCAAATTGAAAATCCGAGGAATATTAAGACCCACAGCGGCCACACCGTAAGTCGCCACAATAATCTTATTAGTAGCAGTTTTAACTTCATCATATTCTTCCTTACGGTCTTTAGTTTTTACTTCGCCACTAATGAATACACTATCTGGGATGGCTTCTACTAGTATACGCCCTGATTCAATTCTGTCAACCAATACTAATGTGTTACCGCCTTCAGAAATCTTTTTAATACGTGATGCTACATAATTCATTCTATCTTCATTAGTAACTAGGTATTTTAGTTCTTCCGGATAACTGCCAAATTCTTTCCATTCAGCTGTTTGAATAATGTTTACATGGCAGTCACTCAATACACCCGCTTCTTGTAATTCGTGCGCTTTAACTCGGTGAACAACATCGCCTAAACCAACTCTAATACTCATAAATTCTAAGTCATCTTTAGGTACAGTTCCTGTCAATCCCCAACGTATTGCACAATTAGACAAATGATTAGTTAACAGTTTTTTTAGAACTTCTGCCTTAGCCATATGAACTTCATCAACTAGAACTGTCTGAACTCCATCTAAAAACATAGCCAATGTTAGTATGTCTTCATCGGTAGTATCTTTGGATTTTTTGTCTAAAATATTGAGACTTTGCCAAGTACAAATTGTGTGAGTTCTACCTAGTTCTTTTCTGTCACCATAGTAAACTCCTACATCTAAACCGCAGTTAATGAAGTCTTCTTCTGTTTGTTCTACTAGACTTTTGTTAGGAACAATGGTTATTGTTCGACCATATTTTTCACAAATTTTACTCAAAGTTGCGGTAGTAATTGTCTTACCAAAACCGGTGGCAATTTCCTGAATACATTGCGGGTTTTCAAGAAACTTATTGACAACTTCGACTTGGTCTCCTCGAAGTCTAATTTTTTCTCCGGCAAATCTATGTCCTTCTGGCCATGTTGAATCACCCCAAAAATCTTCACTAACTTTGTCAAAATTTAATGGTGTAGAAGCTCTTAGGTCTTCTAGCGCAGGGTCATACCCTTGGCTAATAAGTTCTTCAATAACCTCTGGTAATAGATTTAGATACGTTGTTCCGCCTAGACCAAAAAAAGTTGTGCATCCATCCCATCTGCCTAATTTATAGGCAGGGGAATATCTGGCTTTTTGGTCAAAATACTTAAATTTCTTCACCAAGGACTTACGTGTGTCAAGATCTAAATTTTCTATCTTAACATTTACTTCATCTTTGATTACAATTTTACAAAATGCTCCCACCGTGTTCCTTATTATTTCTTTTTATTATACGTGATAACATCGTGATGATCAACTAATATATTTTGAATCGAGTAATGCGGTGAATGACCAGTACCTAGGTCAATAACAACCCCAAAATTTGAGTGATTTTTGATCAAAGGTTTTGGTAACTTTTGACTAACAAAGAAAACTTTGGTATCTGAATTCATTGGGCGATTTAATTGATTATCTTTGACAAAATTATTAAATTCTTGTTGTGTGCTATTTTCAAGTCGAAACAACACGCTCATAGAATTCACCGAAAATCCCTCAGTAAGCAAAAAATCATGCCATTTTTTCAGGTGATACAATTCATTAACACCTGGTATGATAATCAACAAATTCTTAGCATACCTCACTATATCAGAAAACTGAGCAATGTCTGTTTCAGAGGCATTGACTTCAATCTTCTCTCCCAGCTTGGTTTTCAAAAACTTGCTAGTCAATGGAATTGTCTTGGAATTTACGTAATTTTCCAGGTTATCATCCCAGGTTGAAATGGCATAGTCGCGGGCTCTAAACAAAGACTCAACGATGTTACCTGAATCTGGTTGCTCAACGGTGCCATGGACATTTTTGTAAACGACTTTGTTTTCTTCAAGAACAGCCATCGGAACGTGTGTTTCAAAATTTTCTAAAATTTCGTCAATTTTTTCAATAAATTCCAGAATTTCTGGCTCTACGTTAAAGCCTCGGGGTACCAACTCATTTTTTACAAATAGAATGTTACCTTCGGTTAGACTCAGATGCCAGGATTTAGATTCACTGTCCCAGTCTGCGGTATTTCCGGGATTAGCTCCTTTCCATTTTCGAATGAGTGTAATCAAATCTTCGTCATATTTGAAGGTCAACTTGATTTTTTTCGGGGTTCGATCAAGCAGGCTTACATTTTTTGTGTATTGTTCGAGTGTTCTAATTGGCAGACGAAATTTAGGCGAAGACAATGCCACAGTTAAGTCAACAGCTAATGCAACTTCTAATTGTGTCTTGTATTTTTGACAAAATTTCACCGCCATGTTGGCTTGTTTTTCAGTAAATGCCGATCCACGCATTAATTGATCTGAAAAACTTGAAATAAGTCGAGCATCCTGAACCCACATGTTAATAGCCCGAGAAAAAATGTAAGTCCCACTAGATGCTAGCCTGTGAATCATGTCCTCGATATACATATCTTGCCTTAAACAGAAACGTCTTCCATACCAGCAGTACGCAATTTAATAATATTGCCAATCTGCCATTGTTTAATGTCTAAACCTTTAATAATTCCCAACCATTGATTTCTTAACAGTGCAAATTCATTGATAATTTTTTCCATATCAACAACATCGGCTTCGCCTTCGACATATTTGTTTACTTCGTTAGAGTTAAGTGCTCTAGCATAGCTTTCTAAATACTTTCTAAAGGTTTTAGACCTAAGTCTACGCAGTTCAATATTGAGATATTCGAGAATACCTTCAATTTCTTGAAGTTGATTGAACCGTTGTTCAACAATGCCGGGCAAGGCGGAAGAAGCCTTTTCTACGTTGCCGTAGATTTTGACTTCTTTCCTTGCTTCGTCCATTTCTGCATAATAAAAATCAATGCAGGCAGGCAAGTGAGCAATATCCTTGCTCACTTTTGAGTACCAACTCATGATCAGTAGTCCTCATCGTCGTAACCATAATCATCTACATCGTCTTCTTCATCTTTATAGGTTTCTTCTTCGTCGATTACATTCTTGATAGCATCATCAAGATGTTCATCGAACCCCATAAAAGTTTCCAACGTGCTAGGTTCAATGTCTTTACCTAGTAGAAAATCAACATAGTGTGTTGCGGCCATGTCTTTATTTTTTTCTGGAATATATTCTTTGAATGTATCCCAGACTTCTAAGATAATAGTTTCATCCATCACGCTTCTTCCTCTGTTTCCTCGATAGTAGTTGTAGTAGTTGCAAGATCATTAGCATCCCATTCTTTCATAATGATATGTAACTTATCTTCAGTCCAGTTTTTACGAAACTCTGCAACAATTTCACCAGTTTCTTTGCTAGTGTATGCTAATTTATTTCCGACTTTAGATAATACACCCATCTTCTCGAACATGTCAACCAACCCGCTAGTTGGAGCCATTCCAGTTGAATATGGAATCTTAACTTGTACACTTTCAAAAGGTTTAGCATAACGTGTCTTCATAATTTTACAAGCACTACGAATACCCAATACGTCACTAACCTTGTTACCATCTTCGTCTTCTTTCAACTTCAACTTCTTCATGGCAACCACGATAGAAGATGCGTAAACGAATCCTTGTCCTCCGGAAATTTTATCATCAGGGTCGAACATATCTTGTGAAGCGTATGTGTGATTAGTACATACCAACCCGACATTATAATTACCAAACTGATTAACACAATTACGAACCAGCGCCGTAAGTGCTTTAGGCTTTCTACCCATATCACCTTTAAGATCTCCTGCTTCAAATTGATTAACGTCAGTTGGAGTTAACAACATACCGAGTGAGTCGATTACAAACAACACCTTTGGACGTTCTTCGTCTGGCATTGATTTGTATTCTTTCATAAACTCGTTGATAGTTTTAGCAACGTCATCGATCATTGCCATGTTGAGTTTCAAAAGTTTTTCTTCTGAAATATCAACACCCAAATCAGTCAACCACTTTTGATCAAGAGCATTTTCTGTGTCAATTAATACTACAAAAATACCTTGTTCTTGT